CACACAACCAACCAACCAACCAACCAACCAACCAACTCAACCAACCAACCTGACGCTCATGCCCAGGACCCTCCGCTTTATGCGGCGTAAGGACGCAAATAGCGGGGGGTCAAGCTTTTCAGACGCATCCACACTTGTGAATGTTAGTCACGAGCATGACCCCGACGAGGACATTCAAGTCTCATCGCTCGAAGGCCACCTTAGGGTGAGCACGGAACGCACGTACCAGCTCGACGTGCCCCACTTCTGTAGTGACGAGGGGAAGAAGCAATTCGATGCTATGTCCAACCCGCTCAACCAGTGCGGTCCACTTTTTGCAGAAGAAGTGCCCGTGGTTACCGGGTCGGATTACCAATCCTTCATGGCCGCTTTCAACAAGCGATGCAACACGGTTCACACAGACGACATTGACGATGACGTCTACAATGCCGCTTATGACCTGACCGCTTCACTTCCTGCGTGTTTCGACCCGTGGGAGGAGAATGAGGTGGACAGGGCTAGGTGGATGGCAAAATTTGACCCGATGAAGCGACAACGCATGGAGGACGCATACCATGAAATTCCCAACACGTCCGTCAAACATATAGGCATCAAGGAACTGTCAGTGAAGCATGAAACGCTCATTAAACGCAATGACCCATCTTGGGCGCCCCGAGTTATATACGCCGGGAGCGACGTTTTCAATGCCGTCACTGGACCCGCTGCCATGGTAGCCATGGAACGCTTCAACGCGTTGTTGGCCACCGGCCCTATTCGGGGGATTGAGACGTTGACCGCTTACAAGCAGACCGATACAACTCTCGCGAGTTTCGTCTCTGACAACAAGAGGTACACCCACATCGTGGAAGGCGACTACTCGGCAAACGACAAGCATCAGCGCAAGCGGGTGCACCTGCTATTTGACAAGTTTCTATCTGTCATTAGCATGCCGAGTTGGTTGCGCGAACTCCTACGTGGGATCAACAGGTTCAAAGTTCAATCGCGACACTACGGCCTCACCGCCGTTTTGGACAATCAACTTCCGACTGGCACCACTTTTACCACTTGCCGCAACTCGTACTACAATTGGGCCATGTTTGTGACCGCCATGCAACAACAAGGGGCCAACGGTCGCGCTCTCGTTTTGGGCGATGACCTCCTTGCTGCCATGGATAAGGCCATAAACTTGCGCCTATGG